TCTCACGTTTCCACAAACGTACGAGGAGCTGGTAGAAATACTAGCTCCTTTTCACTTACAGAGACATGACAAATCAAAATACCTATCCACAAAAAACTAAATACGACAGCCTTGCAAAAAAGCTGTATCTGCTATTCAGCAACAAACGCTTGACTTCTAAACAAAAGTTTGCTACACTCCCAATCAAAGACAAGGACTACTGGAGAGCCTTGGCTGAAATATCAATAAAGGAGAAACTATGGCAAACCCAAGAACTTTCTCCGTAACTAACTCATTTGTTAATAGATGTTTAAACATCTTTAATACTGCAGGAACAGACGGAGACTCAGAATTAGAACAGTACGCGAGAGCAGAATATAAAGACGATTGGTACTGGGCTATGACTTTCTATAAAGAAAATCAATACTTCCCTAACGTATTAAGAATACCACAGAAGTAATCTATAAGAGGAATAGGCTAGGCTTATTGCCTAGCTTTGTTCTTCGAACTCATAAAAGAAATTAGTATCATCACCCGCTGTATACTTAGATTTATTTTCCACACCATATTCAATAGTTGAAACCTTATAGTCTGGGAACCTCATCTTCTTTGGGGATAAAGACTTATCATAGAATATTACCCGATTGTTAGGCTGAGCGGCGAAATATCCGTTGTCTAATTGTATTATATTAAAGGACTTATGTTGTGTAGGTACTTCAGAATACCCAATATCTGGTATATTATATTCGGGATGACAACTATCTATAGTATATAAATACTCGCCATAATAAAAATTCCCGTTTGGAGCCTTGTATTTACATTTCCCCGACCCTACACTCACCTTTTGTATAACTGAGATGTGGTAGCTAAAACAATCCCAAAGCTCTAGGTCTTCGAGTTCCATCTCTTCCTTCGTCTCTTTCCAGACAAAAGCCGAGATAGGTAGCTTATCATATAGAGCTCCCGTTTCATAGAGATAGGTCTCGAAATATAATGCGCGACCTTGTATAGATTTAGCGGTGATCCAGATTCCTGGTTCGTACTCACCGTGCCCCCTCTGAAAATCATAGAGATACTCTTTCTTAACAAGGACTTCAACGGGTGGAACATTCGCTACTAAGAAAGCCACGTCAGTGGGCTAACTCTCTGATGATGTAAGATAATTTCTCTGCGCGGTGCGGGGTCTGTTTTGCCCAACGCGAATCGAGCATCTCATCCGCGGCGAGATGATAGGTGCTGGTAGATAAGTGTCCAAGAAGTTTCTTAAACTTACTTACCCCTCCAACACCTAACTGAAATACCATTTCTATAAGAACTTCTTTAACAGGTTCTGGATGCTCGTCAAGATTGATATTAAAATTGTCAGCGACCAATTGAGCGCAATCACAGGCATTTTCAAAATCATCTTCAAAGACGGCATCAAGTTGTTCTTGACTGTATTCAACACCTTCTTCATAGTTGTCCTCCTTCGTTACCAAGTGACCGTATCCTATGGTTGCGAATCCTAACGAATCCTTGTAAACATAAGACCTAAATCCTTCGTGTTCTTTTATTCTCTCCTTAAGCTCTTCAAACATTATTTGCCTCCTATACCCCAGTGAACTTCATGTTCATCTTTCGGTTTTTGTTTTTCAAATAACTTACATATCTTACTAATAATTTTATATGCAAATATTTCTACGTGATACATTATTTCTTAAATTTTTTAATAGCTAAGTCAGTAACCTTTAAACCAAATGAGCTAGCGATTGCTGCCATCAATGCCCAGATATACCAGTCGGGTAATTGATTTAAAGTATCGAATCCTTCTTTTAATTTTTGTATCCACTCTGGCTTACCAAAGAAGATAGCACCAAATACAATTAACAATGGTAGTGATAAGATGACAGTGAACCATTCATCACGCCAGGAGTTCTGCATATTCTTTTGTGTAGCAATCGCGAAATCAATCTCACCTTCAGCCATCTTTCTGATGTGCGTTTGTTCTGCTTCTGCCATTAGCTTCTTAGTTTCAGTACGTGTCTTGATAACATCTACTGCACCTTTAGCTACTGTTCCTAATAAAGACCAGATCATTTTACTTTCCTATATTTTTTTACTTTCTTTTTTATATTTTTAGGCTGAGCCACAAACTGTTTACCTTGTGCTTTGCCTTTTCTTTTAGCAGCGGTAGTTGCTGCATACTCACCAGGTGATAAAGCTTTAATGGCGGCAGATGGTAGATATCTTTCGCCCGTAGCTTTAGGACCTTGAGTAGATGGCTTACCAGATTTAGTACGCCACTTCTGTTTAGTCCAAGCCTTTAAACTTTTTTGTGACTTGGCTAATGCCATTACTTCTTTTTCGTTTTCGACTTCATTATTTTTTCTTTCATAAAGTCTGGTAGATTTTTCTGTTTTCCTGTTAACATTTTGGCGCCAGATTTTTTGGCTTCCTTCTTGGCGTCTGCTTTCCCTTTCTTTGTATAGGGGAATTTTTTCTTTCCTACTTTCGGCATCCTTATTCCTTTCCGTGTACGCAATTTGCGCAACCACAATGGCATTGGGAGGAGTTACTGCAGTGGCAATTGTGCCCACAAAATTGGCAAACTTTGTCCATACTAAGATTTATAACCTCCACCTTTTGCTTTGTATTGTTTGGCTAGCATCTGCGCTTTGCGTGCTGACCACTGTCCTGGGGCTCCACCTTTTCCCCCAGCTTTTATTTTTTCAAACAAAGACTTTCGCATACCAGGTTTGGTATAATTACCCGCCTTGTTGACTGTGGATTTTTTAGTTTTAGTTTTCACTAGACTATTCTTTTAGGTTTCTTTTTCTTTATATTAGATTTAATTCTTTTAAGTGTAGGAGATTCTCCCATGAAAGATGCCATGAGTTGTTTCTTTTTATTTTGTTGAGACAAAATATTCTTAACGCGTTTGTCCACACTGGGAACTTTCTTGGGTGCGTTAGTTCTTTTCATTGCACCACCCTGCATTTGTTTTTTCATACCAGCTCTGTTCATGGATTATTCCTGTGGTTGTTGTGATTCAGAAGAGCCCTCTGATTGAGGAGCCTCCACCTTAACTGCATCCCCACCGATCTTTACGATAGGTGCTGTTATCTTTATTTCCTCTGTGAGTTTCATGGTAAGATTATACCATATCATTATTTGCTTGACAAGGGTCAAAAAACGTGGTATTATTCGCGCACTACAGGAGATAATTATGGGTAAAACAATAGCAAAAACTATACTGATTGACGCATTGAACGCGGTCATCAGAAACAAAGGCAATAAAGCGGCGGCTTCTAGAGAGCTAGGAATCCCGCGCACTACTCTTATCGAGAGAATTGAACAAGCACAACTGCAGGGTGTTAAACCCACATTGGTGCCCCCCGACGCTGAGGCGGCATTGATTGAACAACAATATGCACACGACGCAGAAGTTCGTGATCTGAAAAGACAGGTAGATTTACTAGCCAAAGAGAATCTATCCCACCAAAAATTAAAAGATAGTTTACTCAAGGCAGAGAAGCATGAAGTTAAACCACCTAAGTGGTTGACAAAGAATACCCCTGCCAAGGGGGCACCTGGTGTGCCTACAATATTCCTATCGGATTTTCACTGGGGCGAAGTCGTCTATAAAGAAGCGGTTAACGGGATCAATGAATACGATAGAACGATTGCGTTAAGAAGATTCAAGAATGTTATTGATACTACCATAGACCTATGTACTAACCATATGGTTAATCCTAAATATCCTGGGATTATTTGTGCGTTAGGCGGCGATATGATCTCGGGCGATATCCACGATGAACTGGCGGAGAGTAATGATGGCTCTAATATTGAGCATGTCCTAGACTTACTAGACAATCTAACATGGGCACTGGGTAAATTCGCGGATGTATTTGGTAAAGTATTTGTACCTTGTACATTTGGCAATCACTCACGCACTTATAAACAATATCGCCACAAACAAGCCGCGAAAACTAACTACGATTGGATGCTATACAACCTACTAGCTAGACATTTTAAAAATGACAAGCGAATCCAATTCCAAATACCTACAGGATTTGATACCGTATATAAAGTATATGGTGTTAATTACCTACTGACACATGGAGATCGTCTCGGAGTGTCGGGGGGCACGGGAATTGTGGGGATGCTTGGTCCGATTGCCCGCGGAGTGCAGAAGATAAAGCAAGAATACCACAATCAAAATAAAACAATTGACTATGTAATCATGGGGCACTACCATCAGTACATATCTTTAAAAGGTTGCATTGTGAATGGTTCCACAAAAGGCTATGATGAATATGCCTACTCAAATAGATTCACATCTGAAAGACCACAACAGACTATATGGTTTACTCACCCAGAATACTGCGTT